CGCCGACGCCTTCGTAGGACAGTCCGGCTTTCTTGGCGTAGGCATTTCCGTAGCCGTCGTCGCCGCCGCCCATCCCTTGGCCGACCGATTCAAACAGGCTGTTGACGGTCGCAGGTTGGGCCACCAGATCGACCGAGTGGACAACCTTGACCGAGTCGACGACTAGCCGTTCACCTTCGCGAACGACATGGCCTTGGGCGTCTTGCGAGAGTCCGAATAGCGACGGGTTTCGCCGCGCGGCTTCGACAACACGTTCACTCATCGGGTGGGACTTGAGGTAGAACATGTCGGCAAACAAGCCGCCTTCCGCCTCTCTCACGCTCGACAACCAGCCGAACTTATCTTCGGCCAGCCGATCCGATTTCGGGTCTTGATTGTGGTTGATGTAGACCGGCTTGCCTTCGTACAGCGAAACGGCTTCTCGAAGGGCTTTCTTCGAGTACGTCCGTCCGTTGCGCGAGTCGAAGCCGATCACCTTAACGCCCTTGATGACTCCGGCCGATTCGTCGACCTGGAGCGGGGCGGAATTGATCGTGATTTCTCGGAGCGAGGACAAGGTTTCTTTGCCCGAACCACTGGCCGCACCATGGCCGCGATTGTCGCCCGCTTTCACGTTCGCTTTTCGCTTGGCCATCGTTTCACCAGTGGTTATGAACTCGCCCCGACACGTTCGAAGGCATATTGAATCCAGCACCTACAACGCGGGTGAGCGGGTGGGCCGGATGGTTGGCGGAATTGCCATTCGCTTCGCGACAATGAATGAAGCGGTGCGCAAATCTCGCAAACCCTGCCGTCCATTTCAGTGAACCAGATGTCGTGTTCACTTTGCAAACCTCCGACGCGAGTTGCCCATTCACTTCCAGCAGACTGGGCCGCCGTCACCTCGGTAATTGCAATTCCGGCCGCTCGGTCGGGGCCAAAAACGGTTACAAGATCACCTTGCACCAATTGTTCGGTTGGAGGTGAGCCGGTGCGCCGCTCTAGCTCGGCGTAGCGGTCGGCCAGGGTGGTGAAACGGTCGCGCGAAGTCTGGACGATTTGCGACGACGCGCGGATACCTTGGCGAATGGCAAAATCTTGGGCGGCTCGGCTCAGTGCGTCGGACTGGGATTGCGAGAGTCGATGCGCGAAAGCCGATCCCGCGAAGACCAGCAGGAGCACGGCCGCCAATTCGTTTTCCAATTCCTTCTGGACTTGCAGCCAGAAACCCTCCCCGAGTCGCTTCGGGTCCGGTGGATTGCCCATGGCGTCGCGGGCCGCTTGCCGATGGGCCGAAGAGAGCGCCGATAGCCGGGAGGCTAGTTCGGATTCGGATTCGTAGCGGCCAGAGAATTCGGCCATGGTTGCGGCCTACTGCTGAGGTTTTTCGGATTGCTGGCTTCCGACTTTTCCGCCGTCGGATTCGGCCAGCGAGCGGAGAACCGCTACCGCCTCTTCGGTGGTGCGAACCGATTCGAGGGCCGCGCGCACCGCGGATTCCGCGACCTTGGAGTTAGCGTCTTCGCGGGTGGGTGGTTGTTGGTTGTTCCCTGGATTTGGCTGGTTTTGTGAGTTGTTGTGAGTTGTTGTGAGTTGTTGCGTGTGGTCAACCACGCCCTGGCCGCCAAACCCGCCAAATCCGCCCACCATCGGAGGCGGCTCGACCTTTTCTAGCGCCCCGTTCGCCTGCTCCTCTTCAAAATCCAAGTCCTCTTCCAGCGCCCAAGTTTTCTTCGACATGATGCCGCCGTCGACCAGCACTTTCCGACGGTTGGTTTCCTTCTCCCGGTCCCGTACCGCCACATCGGGGCAGCCGATCGAAATTTGGACCACTCGTTTGACATCGCGGAACGGCAAGGGAATCCGGCCGCACTGACAAGCCCAGCCGATGACGCGCCAGAGGATGCGAGCGAAGAACTTCGACAGCGTCCCTTGCTCCGATTCGATGGCCTTCACGAAGGGCGATTCGGCCACCATGGTCGAAGAGTAGTTCGCGTTCGACGCATCGCCAGAAATCAGGTATTCGGGAGCGTTCCAGCGCGTGCCGATCGACCGCAAGCCAGCCTGGAGGACTTCGATATAACTGCGAGCCGCTTCGCCGTTCGCCATCGGGCTCCCGAGATACTCCATTCCCTTGGGAACATCCAGCACGGTTCCGGGACGATACGACTGCTGGTAGGTGGTGCGATTGATGCCGCGCCGATCCGTAACCGACTGCGTCCCCGTCGCATTCCCGCTCCGCATCGTCTCAACTTGGGCCTGAGTGGTCCCAGCCGCATGTTGCCGCACGAACGGGATGGCCGCTTGCACCCCGGCGCCGCGAACCGTCGAAGACAGCAACTTTCGCGCGTCCATGATGTTCGATTCGACCGCAAAAAAGTCGGAAATCCCGCGTTTCAGCTTGCTGTCCACGTTCCGTTTGAGGTGGGCGACATCGCAAGCGTCCATGAAATCATCGGCGGTCGGTCTGTTAACGTCCCACTTGATGGCGTACCCATGAACTCGCTCTACATCGTCTTCATCCGTCACCACCCCGAACGAAGAATCATATCCTTCAACCTTGCGGCCAGGGTCGCGGATTTGCTCGGGGTCGATGACCCGCGTTTCGCAAATCCCGTGTTTGCAGTCCCACAACCCGACGAACAACTCCCCGTCACGAATCGCACGGCGGAAAATCTCTTTTTCCTTGTCGCCTTGCCAGTCGTTCAAATCCAAAAATTCGTCGATCACCTCTTGGACGGCAACCACGATTTGCGAAACGTCCATCCCCTTGGACTTCTTCGGCTCAGCCTTGGCCGAATAGGTGAAACCGGACTTGCCGAATGTGTAGTTGACGAGTGCTCCCACGATGCCGATGGCGTGCGGCGAAGAGTCGAGAAGGAAGCGGCCCGCCGCCCGGATTTCGTCCAGATCGTATTCCGTCGAATAGACGGGGACGTTGCGACCGTTGCGCCGATCGTCCATGCGACCAGTTGGGAAGGTGCGCGAGCCCCACCCCACGATTTCCGCCGCATCGAAGAACCTATCACGCGGGTCGATCCAATCGCCCCACGCTTCCGCGCCTTCCTGCAAGATCAGCTCGCCGCGCTTGGCGGACGTGGAAGAAATAGCGGATTTCAAGCGTTTACGTTCGGCCATGGGCGGGAACTCCTGGCCAAAATCTACCCCGCCTCGTGTTCACTTTGCGATTTTCCGAACTGCTTGGCCACGCTGGATAGCCGCTTGTAGCGCTTCCAGATGGTGGTGCGCGAGACGCCGGCGCGGCGCGCGGCCTCCGATTGCGTCGCGCCTTCTCGCAGCGCCCTTTCAATTCGTCGCCGTGATTCCGGGTCGAGTGGGCGGCCAGGGGTTGCCATGCTGGTGGCTCCTGCTGAATTTCTGGGAAAGGTGGGGCCTACTGATACCCTTGAACAACCATTTGCGGAACCGTCCCCGCGTCCTCTCGAATGTGCGCAAGCAGCCGAGTCGCCATTTCAAAAGCGTCCGGCCCGTCGTCGTGGTCGGCCAGCGGAAATTCCTTGAGTTGACGCACCAGAATTTTCGTGCCCTGATTTCGGCGAAACCTCACCCGCCCATTTCGCAACCACGGGTCAAGCCGCCGAATGCGGATTTCTTTCTTGATTTGGTTGTTGAGCGTCATAATTTCGACGAATTGCAAATCACCGCCCACCGCTTCGAACTCGCTAAGGAACATTGGCCCTAGCAAGTCCTGCCAAGCGTTCCCCTCCACCCCGAAAACCGTGGGCCGAAACTGCTGGCAAATCTTCACCCCATCGGCCACGATGCGACCCGCTGGCCGCCGCTCCATGTCGGCATCCACCCATAGCACCCCGCGCGGGTCTTCTCCGATCGACACGAAAGCCGAGTAATCCGCGTGCTCGTTTCGCCCCTTCGAAGGGTCGAGCGCGACAACGCGCAAGTGACAATCTTGCGGGAATTCGTCGAACCAAATGTCTCCACTGAAATACTCCTCGGGCCACTCTACCGAAGCGTGCTTGGTCGGCCGCTGCTGGTAAAGCGCCATCCACCAGTAACGCTCCATGGAGCGGCGCAGTTCGGCCAGCTTGGCAGACGGCCAGCGTTCCGGCCAAAGGGCCTCCCCTTCCGCGCGTCCCAGTGGGTCTTCGAAGCCCACTTCGGCCAGGGCTGGGAGGCTGATTCGCGTTACGGGCGGGATTTCCCCATTCTCGGACGCGCGAATAATCCTTCCTGCCAAGTCCTCTTGATGCCACCGCGTGTTCATCACGATGGCCGCCCCACCCGGCTCAATACGGGTGTAGGCGGTCGATTGCCACCAATCCCAATGGGCGCCGCGAACCGTCTCCGACAGGGCCTCTTCGGCGTTCTTAATCGGGTCATCGACAATCAACAGATTCGCCCCGCGCCCGGTCATGGGGCCGCCTACGCCAGTTGTCGCCATTCCTCCCTTGTGATCTTCGATTTCCCAGTCGTTCGCCTTATTCGTCTCGCTCGATACGTAAACGTCAAACTCACGGCCGAATTCAGCCACCAGCGAGCGGGCCTTTTTCCCCCATGTTCGTGCGAAGTTCGCTTCGTAACTGGCCAGCATCACTTTCCGGCCAGGGTGTCGGCAGAGATACCACGCTGGAAGCCACTTGGAAACGAACTCACTTTTCCCGTGACGCGGCGGGGCTTCGAGGATAAGAATGTTCGCCGATTCCCCGACGCCCTGGCCGCTCGCTTGGGCCTCGCAGCGCTTCAGGAATCGCGTTATCTCTTCGTCAATTCGTAGGAGGTGGCGGGCTGGAATCCACTTTCCCACGCTGCTCGCCCATGCAAACATCGCCGGGCTGGCCAGCTTGAGCAATGAGGATTCGGCGCGCGAAACTGTCAAGCTCAACGGCCTTCCTTTCAAGTTCGGCAACCGCGTCTTGAATCGGAGTAGTCGATCCTTCGATGGGCGGCGGCCCCTTCTTCTCGGCTTCGATGTTGAGGCGGTCGATTTCTTGGAGACGCTCGACGGCCTTCAGCTTGTCCGAATTCTTCGTGTTCTTCGTGCGGATGATTTTTAGGAGGGCGATGATTACCGACCGCCGCTCCGCCTCGCTGATTTTCCAGCGGTGCCAGTGTTGGCGTTTCTTGTCCTCGTCTAGGGCCTTGTCTAGGGCGTCGATTCCCCGGGGACGATCCCTGCGCGACGGCTTACGGACTTTTTTGGGATGGTCTTCCGGCGTTGGTTCCGCCGCTGATTCAGCCGCGGATTCACCATCCTGGCCGCCCACTTCCTGGATCGGCTCCGACTGCTGGCCATCATCGGCCCGATCGTCTTGTCCGTCGCCCCTATCCTCGTCTCCCGGTTCAGGGGCCGAGTTAGCGGCAATCATGCAATCACCTTGAAGCGACAATGGACGATCAGCAGTTCACCGAGAGTCGTTTCGACTTTTACCGCCAGGGTGTAGGTAGTCCCCGCCGCAGCACTCGACGAAGGACCGGCCCAAAACGTCGCGAACTTACCCGCCGCGTAGACGTTCCCGAGTCCGTCCGTCACATCTGTTGTTGGAATCGCTGGCGCTTCAGTGCTTGTGCCGATCGTCATTTTGTCGGTCGTCACCTCGGACACACCAAGGGTTACGCCCTTGTAAGTTCCAGAGATGTTTTTGAGTGTGTCGCCGTCGTAGAGGTAGCTCGACAGGTCGAGAAGCCACCGGCGCCAAGCCGTTTTTGCGACTCCGCGGATTTGCGGGCAAACGATGGTGTCTTGACTCATTGGCAGCATCCTTCGGTGGTGAAAACGGGTGGGGAGTTGTTTGGCGCCGTGAAGGATGGGGATTCTGAATCGGTGGCAAATGTGGCTTGGAACACGTCGGCCAGGATATTGGGTGCGAACGAAGGGGATTGAGCGAATGCGGAAAATGTGGGGAAAGAGCCAGCGATAGAGAAGACGGAACAAGTGTCGATAAAGTTCGGGTGCGATGGCGCAGCCACCGGCACGCTCACCCACCCCATCGACCGCCTGAGCCAATCAAACCAACCCGCTGCCATTAGCTCACCCCCGTCACAGGATCGGCATTCGCATCGGTCGTCAGTGTCTTCGTGCCCAGCGACGTTGTGCCGTCAGTGCGGTAGATCGTCAACGTCGATCCACTCGCCGCCGCTTCCTGAATCTGCTGAATCAACCCGTACGCGCTTCCAAGGCTCAACGTGTCGCCATCGCTGGACGCCTCAACGTTCGCTTGTGTTCGTCGTCGCACATGGTCCGCGATTTTGTTGCACGTCGCCGCCGAGAGAACCACGCCATCCGTGCCAGTGTCGGCCAAAATCGCGTCCACGATTCCATCCACAACCTCCAATGCCGCCGCGGTCGCATAGTCTGCGGCTGCCAGCGTGCGGGCGTTGAACTCGCTAACCGTGGGGATGTCCGCCAGTTGCGTGTCGAGATTCGCCGAAGCCAAGCCCACCGCAGATCGCACTCCAGCGGCGTCGAGCGTACTAAACCCAGTCGCCGTGATCCACGCCAAGTCGCCTCGATTCCGCAAGGCTTCCAGGCTGTCAGTGCTTGTGTCGAACGTCGCTCCCTTCATCGCCGTCAGGGTGGATTCCAGGGCGTAGCTGGCAGACACTATTGTGCGGGCCTCGAACTCGGCCACGGTCGGCAAGTCGGCTAGTTGCGTGTCCAAATTGGCAGAGGCGAGCCCGATTGCCGCCCTTACCCCAGCCGCATCAAGGCCACCGCCTCCGCTCAGTGCATTCGCGTCCACCTGATTCGCCACGGTAAACGTTAGCTGGTCCGTCTT